CAAAGCTAAAGATAACAAGGGCTAATGGTGAAGTCACAGAGCACAAGATAACACCAGGTGTCGAGTACGCTTTCGAGTTAAAGTACGGATCAGGTATTAGTAAAGTCCTACGTGAGCATGAACGTCAGACCGAAATCTATTGGTTAGCACATGAATGTTTACGTAGGGCTAACGTAACTGTACCCGTGTTTGGTATCGAGTTTATAGACAGCTTAGATACTGTAGAGGTATTAGACGAAGAAAAAAAATAGTAGGGCGTGATTCTTTACTCTATACGATAGCCAGCCTATCGATCGAAACAGGGATAGCGCCTAGCGAATTTATCAATATGGACACAGAGATGTTTAGGGCAATTATGCAAGTACTTGCCGATAGAGCTAAGGAGTTAAAAAATGCCAGTAAACGTCACAGGCGTTAAGCAACTCCAAAAGGCTATGAAAGATGTTGACGCAGACTTAAATAAACAAATGGCTAAGGACATTAAAATAGCCATGCTTATTGTCAGAAACAAAGCACGTGGATATTTACCACAACAAAATGAAGTATTAAGCGGTTGGGGCAAAGGCACAGCATCTACTGAAACTTTTAAGCCTGGCGTTAAGATATTCCCACCTTACGACTACTTAAATGCTAGAAGCAAAATTGCTTATTCCGCAGGTCAAAATAAACGTAATGACAAAGGATTTAGAGCTGCATTTTATGTGTATAACAATTCTAGATCAGGTGCAATATTTGAAACAGCGGGTCGCATTAACAAGCCTAGAGGTAATAAATCATTAAATCCCGATGCACCAGCGCAGTTTAATTCAGCCGCTGAAATGTTATCTAGCATGAAAGGTCAAGGCAAGCAAAGAGGTAGATTAATTTATAGAGCATGGTTTGAAGAACAAAACCGAGTCACACCAGCCGTAGTTAATGCTATTGAAACAGTAGCCAAAGAATTTAATAGAAAAACAGAAATAAAGAAGGTTGCCTAATGCCAAATTTAATTGTATCGGCAGTCAGCACCTTTGATAATAAAGGATTAAAAAAAGGTAAAAAAGAGGTTGCAACATTTGAGAAGCAAGTCAAATCATTTGCCAAAACCTTTGCTGCAGCATTTTCAGTAACAGCATTAACTAGATATGGCAAAGCAGCTGTTAAAGCATTTGCAGCCGATGAGCAAGCAGCCAAATCCTTAGAGCAACAATTAAAAAATACTGGTTACCAGTTCAGTTCACCAGCCATAGAAATTTACATAGCCAATCTACAAAAGACTACAGGCGTATTAGATGACCAGTTAAGACCAGCCTTTCAGCAATTATTAACTATTACAGGCTCAATTACTACTAGCCAAGATGCATTAAATACAGCTCTAAATATAAGCGCTGGTACTGGCAAATCATTAACAGCCGTTACTACAGCATTATCACGTGCCTATGCAGGCAATACCACAGGACTTAGCAGATTAGGTGCTGGCTTAGATAAGACTTTGTTAAAGACTGGCGACATGGATGCAATCATGGCCGAACTTAACAAGAAGTTCTCAGGTCAATCAGCCGCTAGATTAACTACTTATGCAGGCAAAATGGATCTATTGGCTGTTGCATCTGCCGATGCCCAAGAGATTATTGGTAAGGGTATTTTAGATTCCTTAACTTTATTAAGTGATGATAAGACTATCGAAGGCTTAACCGAAGGCATGGAAAACTTTGCCACAGCTACCAGTGAGGTAATTGTAGGTTTAGGAAAAATAGGCAGTAAATTAAAAGAATTAACAAATATACCTGGCGTTGGCAATATATTTGATATTAGAAATATACCAATATTAGGCGCAATTATACCTGGCGTCAGAGAAATAGGCCGAGGGGCTATACCACAGGTTGATCGTGGTGGCCAAGAAAGAACGGCTACTAGAATTGCCGCTCAACAAAGAGTATTAGAAGCACGAGCCATTAAGAGTGCCACTACATTACGTAAGGCTGAAAACGATCAATTAAAGAAAAAAACAGAAGTAGATAAACTTGCCGAGCAATTCAACGTAACTCTAATTGGATTACAAAAAGCATTAGGTGAAACAGTAGATGAAGAAACAAAGGCAAGACTTAGAGGCCTTATTGCTATTGAGAAAAACGATGAAGCATTAGCAAAGAAAGCATTAGCAGAATTGGCTGCAGCCGAAGCTGCAAGAAGATTAGCCGCTACTTACGATCAGGCTTTAGCATCTGTGCAACTTATGAACGCCAAGATAGCAGCATTTTTAACTAGCATGAGCGTTAAAGGATTTAATATACCTGGCTTAGATTCATTAACTGGTGCTGGCACAATCGGTGGCGGTGGCGGTGGCGGTGAAATTACAGGCACATTAGGTGGCAGTGTATTTGACCCTAGCTTCGCAAGACGTGGCGAAGAGCGGTCAGTAGCAGAATTAAATATAAGAGTAGATACAGCACAAACTGGCGATAGATTCGCAGCTTTAATAGCAGAGAGTTTACAGATAGCCCAGAAGTCTGGTGTATCGTATGGCATCGCTGGCGGTTTGTAATGGCAGTACCTGTAGTCAATGCTTTCATAAACTTTAGCACTGGCCCATCATTCGCCCAGGCTATGATTTTAGACCAGGGCATATTAGGCACAAATATATTAGGAGATAGTGCATCAATTATTGTCGATGTATCAAATCAAATAAATAGAATTGAAACTAAGAGAGGCCGTAACGCTTTAATAGATCAATTTCAAACTGGCACACTTACCTTACGCATAGTAGATCAAAATGGCGATTTTAACCCACAGAATCCATCTAGCCCATATTTTACATATTTGACACCTATGAAAAAGGTGCAGATAACTGCTACATATAACAGCGTTACTTATCCTATATTTTCAGGATTTATTACAAGTTATGTAACTACCTATCCTAGAGAAGCCGAAGATGTAGCTTATACAACCATACAAGCTGTAGATGCCTTTAGACTTGCCTACAATGCACAAATAAGCACTGTTACAGGTGCTATTGCTGGTGATTTATCAGGCACACGCATTAATCAGATATTAGATGAAATTGACTGGCCAGCGACTATGCGTGATGTTGATGCAGGTTTAACTACACTACAGGCAGACCCAGGCACAAATAGAACTGCATTACAGGCCATGACTACAGTGTCAGAATCAGAGTATGGCGCATTATATGTAGATGAAAGCGGATCGTTTGTATTTCAAGACAGAGCAGTCACAGCTGGATCTATTGGTGGCACACCCACAGTATTTAATGATAATGGCACAGGGATACCTTATGCAGATGCTCAATGGATCTTAAACGATGTGCTTATATTTAATAAGGCTACAATAACTAGAGCTGGTGGATCGCCACAGGTAGCATTTAACCAAGCATCAATAGACAAATACTTTTTACATAGTTACTTTTTAGATAATCTGCTTATGCAGTCAGATGCTGTAGCTCTAGATTATGCCCAAGCCTATGTAGCCAGTAGGCAAGAAACCTCGATCCGAGTGGACAATATAACCCTGGATTTATATACGCCTAACTACAATAGCGGAGTAATAGCAGCTCTTAACTTAGATTTTTTTGATCCGATCACAGTGACTACTACCCAGCCAGGCGGTAGCACTATTAGTAAGACTTTACAAATTTTTGGGGTTGCCATGAATATAACCCCGAATAGTTGGCGCACCACGTTCACGACATTAGAGCCCGTTATAGATGCATTTATCCTAAATAGTAGCATTTATGGCACTTTAGACTATAATGTCCTAAGTTACTAAGGAGTAGAAATGGCAGCAGGTTTAGGGTTTAAGGATTTTCAGACAGGCGAGGTACTGACCGCAGCCGATGTCGATGGCTATTTGATGCAAAATATCTGGGTGTTTGCTAGTGCCGCTGCTAGAGATGCAGCTGTAACTTCACCACAAGAAGGTAACTTCGCATTTACTAAAGATACAAATGGATTATGGTATTACGATGGGGCCGCTTGGGTGGCTTCTGGAGCTACAGGCGATATTGAAGGCGTTACCGCTGGAATCGGTATTTCGGGCGGTGGTACTTCTGGCACAGTAACTGTAACTAACTCTATGGCTACAGCTATTGATGCAAAGGGCGATCTAGTTGTCGGTACTGGTGCAGATACTTTCTCTAAACTTACCGTTGGCGCAAACGGAACAATTTTAACAGCCGATAGCGCAGAGGCTACTGGTATGAAATGGGCTGCTGCTGCTGGTGGTGGCGGTATGACTTTATTAGCAACCTTAACACTTACAGGTTCTTCAGTTACTTCTAGCACATTTTCAAGTGCATACAAACAATTATTTGTTTTTTACAAAGGTGTTTATCTTAACGCTGGACAAGATATAAATATGAGATTAAACGCTGATACAGGTTCTAATTACAATTATAGAAATATGGTCGCAGATGCAAGCGCTGTGAATTCTTATGCTGGACAAAATCAAACCAGTTGGAGATTTGGTGGTGCTGATACATCATCTACCGATAAGTTAAAAGCCAATGGTTTTGTTACTATTATGAATCCATCTGACACCGATTATGTTTTTGGCACTTGTAGTCATTACAGAGTCAATGGCGGAACAGATATTCAAAACTGGAACTCTACTTTAGTTTATGATTCAAGTGCAGCAATTACATCAGTCACAATGCTAACTGGTGCTACTTTTAGTGGTGGTACAGCCTATGTATACGGAGTAAACTAATGAATAAACCTACTGTAAGAATTTACACATCAATAGATAGTTATATCGATCGAGATATGAATGATGCTGAGTATGAACAATACTTGAAAGATATTTCTGATTATGAAACATTACAAGAAATAGAAACAGCAAAGGCTCAGGCCAAAGCAGCAGCCGAAGGTAAGTTAGCCGCACTTGGTTTAACTACCGATGATTTACGTGCTTTAGGTTTATAGTCAAGTTAATGAAACCCTGGCTATGCGCAGCTGGTGTGCAGTTAAGAGATCAGATTGATACGTGGTTTCCAGATCGCAGTACTGCCAGTCCAGAAGGATGGCTGGGCGATAGTAGGCATTCCCGTACTAAATCGGATCATAATCCAGACAAATCTGGGGTCGTCCGAGCAATTGATATTAATGCTCGGTTACAGTCATCCGACAGCCTCGCACCTTATCTGGCTGACCAGATCAGAATCGCAGCCAAATCGGATGCACGCATATCATACGTCATCTATAACGGGCGGATATGTTCAAAAATTCTAAATTGGAAGTGGCGTAAATACAAAGGCATAAACCCGCACCGATCACACATCCATATCAGCTTTACAAAGTTAGGCGACAAAGACGGCAGAGAGTTCGATATACCACTACTAGGGGGCAAAATATGAAGATAAGCAAAAAGCAAAAAGCCATACTAAAATCCTATGCACGTGGGGTATTAGTATCTTTCTTAACATTTTTAGCAAGTAATGAATTAGGTTTAGATCCAGCACTAGCTGTAATAGTTGCAGCTTTCGCTGGTCCAGCAGTTAGGGCTTTAGACAAATCCGATGTAATCGGTACTAATGAAAAATGAGTCTGGCAGAATGGGCTGGCTTTGGCGCTGGCGTTATGGCCGTGCTATCAGGCGGGCTAATCGGATTACGTTTCTTAGTTAAAGGCTGGTTAAACGAACTAAGACCTAATGGTGGATCTAGTATGAAGGATCAATTAACAAGGTTAGAACAGCGTGTTGATGATCTATTCCTTATCATGAATAAGCGACAATAGCAATATGGCA